CGTCAAGCTGCAAAGCAATCCAAAGCAGCTTCAATCGCACCAGCACCGGAAGTTTCTGTAACTCCTCCCGAGTTTACGTATAACATTACGCCGGGAGGAGGACTGGATCAATCTCCCGGCCTTACTCGTGAACAAGCATCTGATTTTGTATTTCAATCTGGTTTATTAACACTTCAAGGAAATATTGATCAAGAAAAGTTAAAAATACAAGGACTTACTACAACAAAAATAGCTGACATTGGTCGCCAAGCCAGTGATTTTGCGGCTACTGAAAGCAGAATGGCTCAGCAATATGTTGCCGACAGATCTAAAGAAGCAGCAGAAAACGTTGAAACAATTCGCGGTACAAACGCTATTAATTTACAAGGAATTGTTAACGCTGGAATGAAAGACGTCGAAGAGATTCGCAAATCAGCCGGCAAAGACATTGAAACAATTCGCGGACAATTTGGTGTCGAGCAAGAGTCGACGCGCCAGAGAGGACAAAAAGATATCGCAAAAATAAGCGAGAGAGCAGGTTTAAATGCTGCCCTTGTTGGTGCATTCAATTTTTAAAAAGAATGTACTAAAATAACCTTAGTGTTTATTAATTGACCATGGCCCAACAAACTTATCAAGAGCGTATCAACGCCATTAACGCTGCGGCTAGCTCTGGCCAGATTGATGCAGACACTGCTGCACAGCTTAAAAAACAAGCAGCTGAGGGCGAGTTTGGCACCAAGTCGTTTGATATTGGCGAATTCCAAGATCTCCTGGGCCGCCTTGAAGGCTCCAAGATGCGTCAACAGCGCCAGAAGAGCGTAGAAAGTCGTCGTGACATCATGAGCCAAGGCCTGGCTTCCATGATGAGCAACTTCTGATGCAGTCCTCTGTTGCCGACCAAAAAAACAAATCAGGCGAAGGTCAGGATCTTCGCCTGTATGAAAAGGCGGCAGAGGTTGCTTATCAATACGCAAAAAACAAGGCATCTAAAGAAGCAGAGACTTCTGAGAATAAAAACGAAATGATGGAACAAGACAATGACCAGTAGTTTTTTGGATGTTGCCGATACAGACGGCGATCCTTATTCGTTTTTATTTGATGAGGACAAAGCCCGGAAAGCAGCCAGTGCTGTTAAGATTTTCCAGGATGTCTCCGTTGGCTCCACTAAAGAAAAAATGAAGGAGCAGGGTTCTCAAGAACGTGAAACAATTGGCAAGGGCGCAACAGAACAACGTGCAACAGCAGAACAAGCGCAGCGCTTTGCTCAGTCCGACGAAGAAAGAGACTACAAGCAAGCCCAACGAGCGTATCAATATTGAGTTGTTCGACCAGTGGGTTGACAACTTAACATCTGCGGATCAAGAAGCTTTTACGGCTTTTGCATCAGATACGTTTTCGACGATTGAGTGCTACCTCTACGCTCGTTTCCTTGGGTACCAAGGGAGCATCACTTCGTGTGAAGCCTGGATTAAAGACAATTACCAGAAGCCTGATCACAGGAAAAAGCTTCTGTACGAAATTGAAGAGATGCAGGAAGATATTCGCAAATTACGTGCGGATGTTGATGAGGGGTTGGTTAAGCGTGATGCAGGCGTTGCGCGTATTGCAGGAATGCAAAAAGAATTACGCGGAACAATTGCACAGGTTGAGATGTTTACAGCTAATCGGGACCGTAAAGGTTTGTTAATGGCTGGTGCGGATCGTGCCATACGTGAGTTAATGGCTATTTTTAAAGACGACCCAATTGAAGTCCCCCTGGAAGAAGCTTCAATGAGTGTGTGGGCTAAAATGCAATTAGACGAATAACACTTGAAGTTAAAATAAAGTAATTGCAATGGGTGCCAACGTAAACGCTGCAGGTGTCGCGCAAAACATGCCTAATTTTGTTAGGCAGATTCAACGCGAAAGGATGGGACGTCAACAGATGGCGCCCTCTAATGAAGCACCTGCAGATCCCATGCAGTTCCAAGCTTTATTAAACCAAGCAGCAACAAATGGCCAAGAACAAAATGCCGCCCCAACTTCTGGAGCACTTCAAAAAGAAGGAGGCCAAGAGGGAGGACGGCAGCGAAATGTCGGACAAGGAAAAGAGGAAGGCAGCCTTGGACAAAGCTCGCAAGTACAAAGAGCAAAAGAAAGACAGCAGGGACAGCGAATGAGGTAGTATTCAGTAATACACTGAACAATACTTACCGTGCCTGCGTACCAACATCTTGCATACCGCCGTAACGCACAAGCGGCTGCTCGCAGGCAACAAATACGTGTCCCCCGAAATCTTGAATCCCTGGAGAAAGCACGGGAAGATTTCGGGTTTTTTTGTGAGTATGTAGCAGATAAACCTCCGGCTGACCACCACAAAGAATGGCATCGTCACTTTGTTACCAACGAAGACAGTAGCTGCCTGCGAAAAATTGCTGGACCCAATGTTGATCTCCTGGCGCCACGGGGTTCTGCCAAATCAACAGTCTTGGGTCTGTTTACTGCCTGGGCCATCGGTGTTCATACAGCAGCCAAGTTACCGCTGCAGATTTTGTACTTGTCTTACACAGTCGACATTGCACGTTCCAAGTCAGCAACCATTAAACGCATCATCGAAAGCAAGCGATATCAAGAAGTTTTCCCGACCGTACGTCTTCTAAAGAACGTCACCAGCAATGAGTACTGGTCCATTGACCACAAGTTTGCAGGCATCGATACCACGGGTGAGGAACAATTCACACTCTGTGCCGCAGGCCTTAAAGGCTCAGTGACCTCCAAACGTTCACATCTAGTCATCATTGATGACGCCATCAAATCAGCCGCAGACATCTCCAACCCTGACATCCGGAAACAGATGCAGGACAACTGGAATGCTGTGATTGCACCAACCATGTTTGAAGGCGGTCGAGCAATCTGCCTTGGCACACGTTTCAGACACGATGATATTCATGCCACAACATTCAACCCGCAAAACAATTGGCTGCAAATTGTGCTTTCCGCCATCATCAATGATCCCAAAACGGGGGATGAAATGTCTTACTGGCCATCAATGTGGTCGTTGGATTACTTGAAGGAAAAGAAACGACAAGCACCGATTGCTTTCTCGTTCCAGTACATGAATCAAGTCATCAGACAAAACGAGTTGTCGTTGGCGCCAGAGCTGATTGTCAAGGCGGAGATTGCAACGGAGTTTGATACCCTTGGTATTGGGGTTGACCTTTCAGTTGGAACAAAAGAAAAGAATGATTACACCGTTATGGTTCTTGGTGGACGTATTGGTGATCAGATTCACATCATTGATTACAGGCGGCTACGCGTCATGGGTAACCTAGAAAAACTGGATGCCCTTAAGGAATTGCTCAACGATTGGTCGATCCTTGGTAAAGATGAAGGCGGTCATTACTTTCCGACTTACTCCACGTGTGACATCTGGAGTGAAGCGGTTGCGTACCAGGCATCACTAGAAGCTGACTTCAAACGTGTATGCCTCACCAATGAAAGCTTGTATAACCTGAATTGGCATGCCGTCAAAGGATTCCGTGCCGATAAGTTGGCACGATTCCGTGGTTGCATGGGTATGTTCGAAGACCGCAAAATCATCTTCAATCGTTTCCGCAACTTTACGGCTATGTTTGAAGAGTTGACCAACTTTGGCGTCAGCAGTCATGATGATTGCGTCGATGCCCTCGTATATTTGTTGACAGGATTAATGCGCAAAGGACAGCTGCAACTTGATTACTAAACTCTAGAATTAGAAAAAAGCATTGTTTGCGGTGGGACCCGAATACTTAGCCATCGGCTTGACAGCCGTCATATCGGCTATCACAGGCGGTGGCTGGGCCGCATCTAAAATCTTGAATCGATACAACGATCAAGTTCAACAGGCCTTCAATTACATTGGATCACAGAAACGGAGGATTGACGTGTTAGAGGAAGACCTCAAGCGCTTGCCTTTGGAATACGTCTTAAAAGTTGATTTCTTAAGAGAAATTCAAGATATGCGTGACAACTTTCGCGAAATTAATAATAAGCTTGATAAACTAATCGAGACAATGCTTTCCGCAAAATGAGTTACATCCTCGAGGTCCAGGAGGACGAAAA